TCCATGAAGCCCGCTATCCATGAGTCAAGGAGCCTCGGTTTCGGGTCTGGATAAAGCTGCGTTACTGCCACGCTGCATCCCCCAATAGAGCTTCATAATATCGTGATGGAAGCATCCGCAGGAACGGGTATGCCATCTCGTCAAATTTCCCCTCCAGACATTAACTACTCTTCCGCAGCGGCATCGACATTCCCAAAGTATTTGATTTGATCCCGGTCTGTGGCGAATAGTCGATAAACCGATCACCGTAAGCCGTCCGAACTTAAGTCCGGTAAGGTCGTGTGGGTATCTCATTCAGGTAACAATTCTTCACTTTTAAGACGGTCAAATAAGTCAAAAACAATTCTGTGTGAGCGTTCTGGGCTCGAGTTGCTTATCTTGCAGATCGCGTCCCACATTAATGTGCAGGCGCGCTCTTGAGAAAGCGTGAACATGGTCAAACCGGTTGAAGTTCTGAAGGTCGCAGAGAAGTTTTTCATAGGCAGCGCTCCCGTTTCCGGCTGTCGGCGTCGGGGAATTTCATCATGGAGTCTGGATCGGGGTTGTGCTTGGGATGATAGTCAGCCCAATTCCATCCGACTTTCGCCGCTGCGGGTATAACGAACGGACGGCTATCTTTAAGGATGAGATGTTGCTGTACCAACTCAATGGCGGCGGGCACGACCCGCGATTGCTCGGCTTCGTCGAACTGAAATAGAATTGAGTCATGCACCTGGAGCAGAAGTTCGCCGATGTCAGCTCGCCACACTTTAAGCAAACCGCGATTGATAGTATCGGCAGTGATGCTTTGGGGCTCGTAGGCAACCGCTGCGCGTATAGTGTCAGGGTCTCTCCAATGTCCGAAAAAGTAACGACGGCGTCCAAGGAGTGTTGTGATATAGTGGACATCGCGCACCTGCCTTTCTACCCATTCCCACCAGAGGGGAAACGCGGGATACTGCGAGAGGTATGATCGCTGGAAGGCGGTGACATCGGAGATTGGGATGTGGGTGGCGCGAGACATCTTGTCCACCTGTCCTTGATAATTGGTGCCATGACCAAGGCGCTTAGAAGCATCCCGAAAGCTCCATTCACGATAAAATTTACCATCAGCAATATCGCGGTCGAGTGCGATATCTCCACTCCATCCAAGATGCGGGAAACCACTGCGAGCGACAGTGGTGTGGAGATCACCAGACTCACAAGCGTCAAGGTAGCGACCGTCCCGAAATAGGTTCCAGTGAATTGCGCCCACCCCTCTGGCGTCAGCCTGCTCGAGGTCGATGTTGCAGAACTTTTTGCCGGGATCGGCGATGATGACTCGACGGAGTTTATTCTCGATATTCTGTAAATTGGTTCCTGTTCCGAAATCTGAAAACGAAGAAGCAAATCGCCCTGTATTAGTGCCTGCGATATTAAAGCTGGTTCGTAATCGACCGTCGCTGTCAATCGCAGTGGACAGGAAAGCCACTTTCTTGGCAAGATCTCGCAACGCGAAGATATATCTAACGACAGGTTCTGCATGGAAATATCCTTCCAATTTCTCGAGAGCGTCGTGATCGACGGTTGGGACGAGGTCGCCGTTGCTGTTACGCTTGCGGATGATCGGGAGTTGCAGGACTTCGTAGAACAACGTTTTGAGCTGGTCGTCGGAGGGCCACTCGTACTTTCGATTTTTCGAGATTGAAAAATCGAAGCCGATGCCCTCACGGATGAGGCGGTTGAGGCGCTCGGTGAGGTGGATGATTTCCCAGCGGTACGACTCGAGGACGGATTGGCGGCGTTCCTCGTCGATGAGGACGCCACGCATGTTCATGTCCAAAACTGGACCTTGCAATGAGCGCGATAGGTCGTAGGTAGCGGTTGTCGCAGGGGATAACTGTGGTAAGATGGCGTTGAGTACCTCGAGCGTGACCATTGTGTCGATGCCGTTATAAGCGTACAACGACTCGGTTTTGTTCATTATGGCGGGGAGGGAGTCGGTTTGATAGATTATCATTTGGCTGCGTCGCGTAGGAGGTCACTGAGGGTTGGCTCACGGTAGTCACCGGGAAGTTCAGCGGGAATTTGCTTGATTTCGCCGTCGGTTCTGCGGAACCAGATGGTGATCGAAAGAGGGTTGCGGCACCAGGGCCAGTCGCGGAGGCGGCGGATTTGTGAGTTCATTCTTTGTACTCCACTGCATCAAAGCTTGGGTCTCCTTCAGTAGCAACACGCATAGCCATAACAGCTACTTGTATTGCCTCTTTCCATATGTTCTCTACAGGAGCTTTACCAGCCTTAGCATGAAGCATTGCCTTAGCCAGTTCTCCTACCTCCTCGGTGAGTGCAGCCAGAGAAAGATTTGATGAGGGAAACTTCCTGCGTGCGTTAGCTGCTTCAGTTATGATATTGTTTATAAATGTCGCATCTTTTGATGAAGCTGGAGTGTTAGCCCATCCCATCACTCATCCTCCCGTTTGATAGTGTCAACCTTGGAATGCGAGCGCATGAGTTTCCATGATGGTTCATTTGTGTAAATGCTCCCGAGGAACCCAAGTCCCTTTTGCAGTTCGGGTTGCAGCGCGTGATGCAAGAGCATGGTATCGTGCTCGCAATTGCGCGGCGCGATGCCGTAGCGTTGATAGAGGAAACGAATGTCGTAGAGGCCGTTCTGGAACAGCTTTGGGTTTGGGAGTTCGCATATCCGTCGGATGAGTCCCCATACCTCAGCCTCCTCATATAAACCCCAATACGACCGACTGTCTTTGCGCCAGTCGAAGATCGGGATGACCATTGTGTGCTCGGATGACCATGCGAAACCGATACACGTTATCTGATCTTCGACAGTCTCGATGTCGATCGAGATGATCGGTGCTGCAGCGAGTTCGCGTATACCCCACTGAATGTCTTGAATACCTTCGGGGACGTAGATGAAGCGACGCGGTCGCCGAACCTCCGGGAACTCGCATTCGAATTTGGCCTTCATGAGGTCCATAAGGACGATCGGGCGGTTCTCCGGCGATCGATCCATTAATAGCGAGGCGGGATGATAGGTCGCAAGGACTTTGCCGTAAGGCGACGGCGCGATCGCTCCGCGGTGCTTTCCAATGTAAGGGCTGTTGAGCGTGAACCATACTGCGGATGCGCCGAGGGCGAGGATGAGATTGGGTCGATGGTCGTTAATCTCGCGTTGGAGACGCTCAAGATGAGGCTCGAACTCAGGTCGAATGTATTTACCCGACCGAATAGCTGCACGTGTCCCCCACTTGGGTCCACATAAAGACTCAATTTTGTTAGCTTCGGGCCGGAGATTGAAAACGTTGGTGAGTCGAATGCCGTGTTGATGGTATATGCGATCTCGTCGATCAGCTTCTGCAATGAGTTCTGGATTGGAGGGGTTACGGTTATATCGAGGTGATATAGCTCGGGCGGAGCCGGTTGGGAGGATTTCTGCATCTTCGAGCAACCTGTTGAGGGTGTGGCCAGCAGCGCCGACGAAGGGGCGCTTGATTAAGTCCTCTTGACGGCCGTAGGCTTCGCCAATGGCGAGGATGCGGGTGGTCACGGCGCGCCAACGAGTGACAACTTCGCGCGCTGCATCGATAAGTTCATCACCAAGTTTCAATGGTATACTCTTCTTGAAAGCTTTTTGTAGCATAACATCTTCTATACGCTGTGAGTTCATGGCAGTACCTGCATCAACAGTCGTTGTGCATCTTCAGCGTATTGCTTGTCCTGTTCCAGCCCTAGAACCCGACGGGCGCCTAGCGCCTTTGCGGCGCGCAATGCCGAACCCGAGCCACAAGTAGGGTCGAGCACCGAAGTGGTCGAGTCGACAACCATCTCGAGGAAGTGGTGCATCGCGAGTTCAGATTTTTCGTGGGGATGGATGCCGCCGGCTCCGGGCGCGGCGAAGAGGTTGTCGCGCAAGCGCACGAGACGGCGGTCGCCACGCCAGCCGAACCACGCGGTCTCGTAGACCCTACGCGGGCGTCGGGATGGGTCAGGGGCTATGCCGCGCCCGTCGGACTTATGCCAAATCAACGGGAGTTCATCAAACTGAAAACCCTTCTCACGAAGGGAAATCATGTGCTTCTGTGTGAGGTAATCGTTTGAAAGGGAGAACCAGAATATGATGTGGGCACTCGGAGCGCAAAATCGGTCGAGATGCTCGGTGAGTGTGAGGCAACATAGCGAAAATTGATGGATAGAGTCATCGTAACCGGAAGGGTTGATGCCGCTGTCTTGGGAGGCGATGCCGTAGGGAAAGTCGATGTGGAGTACATCGAACTTTGGGCCGGCGTAGGTTGGTGCCCAATCGTGGAATGAGCGGTGGTATATACCGTGGATTGGTTCCATGGTATATACCGAGTCTGATGCAGCGCGGCGGGCTATCGCGGCTTGTGTTGTCTTGAGTGCCGTACTATAAGTCGCGGCATCATCTATGTGCGGATTAATTGCACGCTCACGCTTGACCGCGAGATGGTGACTTAGCCCTGCTGCATCAATCCCCATACGCGCAGCGATTTCGTTGTTGGACGCTTCCGGCATCTCGCGCTTGCGGATTTCGTATACGCGAGCCATAGCGTCATTTTGTTCTTGCCAAGAGAGGTCGCGGCGCTTGATGTTTTCCTCAAGTTCGATTAACTCGAGTTCGTCTTGATCGAGTTCATCGACGTATTGAGCCGGAATACGATCCCACCCCAACATGCGGCAGGCAGAGACGCGGCGTTCGCCCGCGACGAGGATGTGCTCACGGGTGACAACGGGAGGGTGGATGAGGCCGAGGCGCTTGATGGAGTCGGCAAGGTTGTTGATGTCGCCGAGGTCACGGCGCTGGCGAGTTTCACGATGGATGGTGATGGACTGAATGGGGATGGAGTGGAATACGCCTGATGTCATGTGTGCTCCCTGAGAAAGAGATGCGCGTCTTTTTGTATACCGACATGCGCGCCCCGTCGGTTCTCGAGAGGGTTAGGAGGCGCGAGCGCGCGACCCAATCTCGGTCCGCAGCCCCATCGTACCGTCAGGACGCGGGAACGGACGCCGCCGCAGCGTGACGATGTACTGCTTGCCGCTCGCTTCCGCGACGGCCTGTTTCACCGACATACCCGACAATCCAAGCACATTCTGGAGGAATTGCGCATGGAGATACGCGGAGCCATCGGTGATGTAGAAGATGTCATCCATCTCAAAATCGGTGATGGACATCTCGCGTTCGGCCATAACCGCAGCAAGCGCCTCGCGGTCAACATCCTCGCGCGGCTGGTAGAACTTGATGTGGTACTTCCAGCCCGGCGTCTGCTTTTGGGTCGAGGTGATGTTCTCGGCAGGGCTGGTGATACCGACGAGGTAGGAGCCGATTGGGAGTGCCGGCGGTTCTTTGGCGGCTTCGTCGAGTCGCATGTCACCGAGTTGTTCAAAGCTTTTCATGGTGTGATGTCCTGTGGTTGAGGTGAGCGGGCGTTGCCCGAGGTTTCTTATTCAAAATCGATAAAATAATCGTCGTAACTATCTATATCCATGCAATGCTCGAGTTGAGAAAAGAACTCGATCTCAATCTCATCGAGATAGTAGTCATATTCACGATCTTCATATTCACAAAGCGTGGTCATTTGAAAATCTCCGCAAGGCCGGTATCCATCGGCAGTTCGGTCGCGTAAGCGGGATCGAACGCCTTCGGATCTTTCAAATCGATCATGGCGCTAGAGCGCGTCCGGATGATCCGCTGCCCCCCTACCTTGGTGGCTTGACACACGATAGGGAAGTACGTCGGGATTTCGGGCGACAGCGCGTTGCCCACCGACAGCGGATATCCCTTCGTTGTGCCGTCGTGCTCCATGTACTTGATGTGAGCGATGACGATGACGTTGGTGTTGAAGTGCTCGGCGGTGATTTCCGCGATGATGTTGAGCATAGATTTTTGCGCGGTGTGGTAGATAGCGCGCGGTTCAACACCCTTGGCGGCTACGCCCTCGGGGATGCCGGACGCGCCTTGAAGGCCGCGCGCGTGGGTGTAGGCGGCACGCGCTTGCGTGGTGTGGCTGTCGATCACAAGCACGTAATCCGGCCCCCACGCGCCCGGCCTCGATCCATCTTCCCACTTGTCCAGCGCCTTACACGAGTCGATCCATGCTTTCGGAATGCCATCGACAATAGGCCCCATGTCAGTCATGCGGGTCTTGTCGCGGAATGACTGGAACTCGATGTTGTCGAGCAGTTCGGGCTTGCGCATACGGGTGTAGGTGAGGAGTGGGGTGAGGAGGGAGTCGAAGTCGATGATGCGGAGGCGCTTGCAGGCGGCGAGCAATGAAAACAACGAGGTGGTTTTGCCGGTGCCGGAGTCGCCGATGTACAAAATCTTCTTGAGGGAAGATGATGTGTAATCGCTGGCCTTAGGCATTATTGATATATCCGAAGATTGGAGGCTCGAGGATTTCTTGATCGATTGCGTTGCGGATTTGTTTCTTACGGCTTTCGGAAAGGCGGTCGAATAAATCTAGCTGCTGCTTACAGAAGTTGTGTAGCTCTTCGGGAGTGGCCACGCCTCCGAGTACACGACCATCATCGTCCGGTATTTCAACTCGTTTGCCTGTCCTTTTGTTTATTACCTTCATTGTTCGACTCCCTTCGTAAATCCGGTTGCAAGGTATTCCTCGCGCACCCGTGGATCACGCGCACAAACTCCGGTGAATGGACACCCACCATACTTCTGGCATGACGACAGGCGCATCGGCCAATTGTGTTTCGGCGCCTCCCAAGCCATCCGAATGTGATACTTGGCATCTTCAATCCACTCTTGGAGTTGGGCCTCGGTGCGGTAGGTCGCGGAACGCTCGAAGCGGGTGAAGCCGACGGCGATCTGCATCGCGGTGATTAAAACCCCCTTAACCGGCGACTTAAACACGACGCTGCTTGCGAGAGAGTACAAGGACATTTCGGTATCAGTATCATAGCGCTTAAAGTAGAACGATGAGATAGAAGCTCCTGTAGTCTTCGAGTCGTCAACGTAGGGGTCATTGGCAAATTCAACAACTCGATCAAGTCGTCCGCGTAGCATGATTTCGTCATCGAGCTGGAACTGGAACGGGAGTTCGACGGCGTACTGTCCGTTGGATAGGATTGCGGTCTTGCACGGGTCATTGTCGCCATACTCCGAGAAGTACCAGATGATAGTGCGGATGAGGTTCTCGCGGGTCTTGAGATGCGCGGAGCCTGGGAGTTGCTTGAGGGTGTCGTAGTCGAGCATCGGCACGCCCTTGGCGTGGTCCCATGTGTCCTCGAGAGTCATGTGGACAATGTGGCGCAAGGTGTCGTCGTGCGACTTGCCAGAGGCGCGCATGGCGTAGTACGTCTCAACCGCCTTGTGAACGGAGATGCCGAAGAAGGCGTGGACATTCTGGTCGGGAGTCGCGACGTTGAGGACGGACTCGTAGTAGTAACGACGGTGGCATGTCTCCGCGAGGTCGAGGGAATGGGCGCTCCACAAAAATTGACGCCCGTCGGAGAGGAATTTCTGCGGGTCGAGCCGCCCCGTTACTGTGCCGTGAACTATATAGTCAGCGCGGGTCATAGCCCGAGGTCCTCCAGCGACGATTTTGGCTTTTCAATCCGCGCGTCGCCCTTCCCCGAGAGCTTGAAAGCGCGCCGCCGCTCTTGATAGTATTCGATCATCTTATTGGTGTCGGCTTCGGTGTGGGTGCGCGGGTCGCGAGCAAACAAAGCTGCAATCGTATCAATATCATTGTCCATTGACGATCTCCAACTTTCGTTGTTGATAAGCAAGATGAGCTTCTTCAGCGGTATTGAATACGCCAAGATGCTCATTTACATAGTAGTGGGTTATTTCAGCTTTGAATTTACCTCTAAATGGAATAACTCCAGTATAACCAGTTTTATTATTAATACGAAGTTTTGAGTTTCGTATATTTATACTTTGGTTACAATCTCTAAGATTAGAGATTTTATTATTTAACTTATTTCCATCTATATGGTCTATGACATCTGGCCAATAGCCATGTACAAAGGCCCAAATAACTCTATGCACGAAATACTCTGCGCCACCATTATCTATTCTTAGATAGCCTGAATGATTTATCCACCCAGCACGTCGTCTTTTCACTTGACGTATACCCCAGCGAGTATCTATAGCTGTACGATACAATACTCCTTCTTCAAAATCATACTCAAAGTATTTTTTGAGTTTTTCTATCACACCCAGCGGCACTTCATTTGCAGTGCTCATCGTTCTTCCTCTATCAAATCTTGTAGCACTTGTTCTAACTCGGTTATGTGTCGTCTTACCAAGTCGCGGACGATGGCAGACGGTGTAGTGCTGCGGTGGAGAACGGCGAGCCGCTCGAAATCGCCCCGGAAGAGGCGGATGAGATGCTTGGAGTACGGTGCAGGAGCCATGATGGGTATATACCATACTTCGGGCCGGATGTCAATATAACTATGGGGTGGGTGGCGTGAGATGCCGCAGCAACGCGGCGAGCGCGAATTTTGCCTCCAACTCAACGGTCAATCCGATTGACCTGAGTGCCACCTCTATTTCGGCCAAGACGGCGCTCTTGCCGGTTCCGGTCAGCCCGACAGCAATGATATGGACTTCGCCATCGCCGCAGCGCGGAAGTTCGGTCATGGCTGCGGCTCGGACTCAGTCATAGGGAATGATCCTCACTTCATTTGCCAATTCGACGACTCGGTAGCCATCGTAGGCGTTGTGGCCGCATTCGCGCCTCGCACGGTAGAGCCGTTGCGCCAGCGCATTCGGCTTCTGCGAGTCGATCGAGATGCCGGCGGGGGAAGCGGTCGCACGGTTCCAAAGGGCAAGGAGTTCCGGGAGTTCGGTCTCGGCAACGAAGCCCTTTGGCGGGCGGCCACGGCGCGGCTTCATTTGCGCTTGCGGTTAAGCCGCCGTTGCCCCGCTTTGTCCTCGCGCTTGTCGCGATCGGAACGTTCGTAG